AGTGCCCGCACAGTTTCTTGGACATGACATTTACTTCAAGCGTTTATTGCTGGAAGGTAATGCGTTAAATGTCACTGTGCTTCAGCACCAGACTGTGGTGGATTTTGGTTTAGGGCCGATTGATCAGCATAGCAACTGGCTACATGCCCGTTACGGCAAACCGATGCGATCAGTGATGAAAGGTCAGCAAGCCTTGTTTGAATATCGACAGTTTCTATTTCGCCGACTGGGGCAATATCGCGCATTTTGGTTGCCAACATTTGAGCGCAATTTCTATGTCAAAAGTACAGGTGCGATTTCGACTGTGATTGACGTTGAGTTGAACCAGTACCAGGAATATGCCTCGAATCGAAAGCATATAGCCATTCAAGACAAGTCTGGCAACTGGACTGCACATAGCATTTCAAATTCGGTGCAAACCAGTAACACACTGAGAATTACGATTACACCGGCACTCAATAAAGCTGCTGTGGATATTCGAATGATCAGCTATTTAGGTCTTCATCGGCTCAACAACGATTCAGTAGATATTCAATATAAAGGTGCTGGCATCACTGAGTCTTCAGTCGCCATTTTGGAAATTGAGCCATGATGAAATTTTTTACTCGATTGCTCGGTAATGGGCAGTCGACCATTGCCAAGCGGGAGCTCTATCTCTTCCAAACGGGCAATGTACAACGAGCGTATACCAATGGAGATGCCTTTATTGAGCATGCAGGTGTGGTGTATGAGCCGCACGTGATTAAACGTGGTTCGCACAAGTCTGGACGAGATTTAGAAAAGCAGACCATGGAAATAGAGTTTTCATTGCTTTCGGTGTTTGCACAGAACCTTTCCCGATCTGAACTTGAAGAAATCACTACAGTTCAAATGTTCAGTTATGAAGGGGTTGAGTTTAGACAGTTTTGGTCAGGTCGATTGACCAAAGTCAAACCACATGATGAAGGCATTAAACTTCAATTTGAAACGGAATACACCAAGGTGGGGCGTAATGCGGTGACTCGAAAGATTCAAGCTACATGCCCATATCGATTGTTCGATCAAGACTGCCGATTGGCCAAGGCAAATTATGCGGTGAAGACCACCATCAAAAGCGTGGATAAGCTGAACATGGAACTTCGTGGATTAGAAGCCTATGCCGACAATTACTTTCTGATTGGCATGATTGAAGATCCAAGCGGGGTGTTGATTACCATTGATAGCAGTAAAGGCAATCAGCTTGTTTTAAAGCGTCGCTTTGATTCGTTTAGCAACATTGCACTGAGCGATGCTGAATACACGGCATTGATGGATGACATTGCCTTAAAAACTCAAGCATTGGCAGATGCTCAAGCTGCATTGGCACTGAAACAAACGGCTTATGATCAAGCGCTCGAGGCATTAAATAATGCAGCACCAGAAGATCCAAATTATCAGGACTTGGTTGATGCACTTGCACTGGCTGAAACCGAAAAAAATGCAGCAGCTGATGCAATTTCGATTGCAGAAGCTGAACTTCGCTCCGCTGAAGAGGCGGTCCCTTATGTGACGCTTTATCCTGGGTGCTTAAAAACACCGGATGCATGTAAGGCTTATTCTAATCTGCCGAATTATGGCGGTTTTCCTTTTGTTCCGGGTGATAACCCGCTAGTTAGACAGGTGGTGTGATATGTGGCCTCAGATTATTTTTGCTGTTGTGACCATGATTGTATCGGTCGCAGTGTCTTTGATGATGATCAAGAATCAGAAGACACGGACAGTGGCGGGTGAGGTTGAAGCACCCAGCGTTGAATATGGGACACCGATCAAGGTGGTACTCGGTTCACGCGATGTCGCACCAACCTATACCTATTTTGGGGATCAAAAGGCGGTGGCTTTGAGAAAATGAAAGTTTATATCAGACATATTCGGGCTGCGAAGTATTGCAGAAAAGAGGGCGTTAAGCCCTTTTTTGATGCCCATCATTGGGACTGGCCAGATTTCTTGGCCAATGGGATTGATGCCCAAAAGCTGATTGATACACAAGATGCCATGGCTTTAAACGTCGTTGAGATTGCACAGGAAGAACACAATGAGCGGTGGAAAAAAACAGACATACGCACATAAATACTATGCAGGTTGGCAAGCCGTTCTTGCCCATGCAGGGTGCTTTCTTCGTCGAATTTGGGTAGAAGATAAAGAAGCCTGGTATGGCGGGATGGGCAATGGCTCAAGCCGTATTGCACAGCAAAATTTATTTGGTGGTACAGATGTTGGCGGTGGTGGTGGGGTAACGGGTAATTTTAATTATTATTCGGGTTCGCAAAACCAAATGCCTGATCCTTATTTAGAACAAAAGCTAGGTGTGGGGAATGTACCAGCTTCACGCGGTGTTTGCTCATTTGTATGGAAGCAAGGATACATTGGCACATCCAATTACATGAAGGATTGGAAATACCGACTTTCTTATGTGAATGGTATTAAGCCGACCTTTATTGATGGTGTGACCAACATTGTGATTGCGATGGACAGTTCAATGTCTATGACGCCTGAAGTATTTAAGATTTTTACTTCTGGTGTTGCGCGCTTAATGTACCTGATCGGAGATATGGTTGCTGTTTATGATGGCTCTCAAGTCAATATTCGTTTGATGTTCTATGATAGTGGATTGCATGTTAAAGATTTTATTAACTTTCAAGAAACAGATGCACCTGAGGCCGTAGCATGGATTGAGGCTAAACAGCAAGTTGGTGGAGCCTCCATTTCAAGCATGATTAGCAATGCAGAGAGCTTTTTAAACACACATCAAACTGAAAACAGTCGTCGCATCTTTGTGCCGATGCATGATGGCCGTGATGTCACACCAGAGGTGATTGCGCAGTTTCAAGCCATGTTTCATAACACAGCCGTCCATCAAACCCATACCGTATCCCGTGCTGACTTTGACTTCATCACTTTGAATAATCTGTTGATGCAAGCCGACAATACGCCTGAAGACAATGTGGATTTAGGTGCTTATGTACCTTGGGCCATTACCGATGATGCTGAAACGGTCTTTAATCTTGAATCATGGTTTGGGGTGCGCTCAGGCGAGCCTGATATGAACCCAGCAGATATGCTGTGGACCTGTATTACCAACAATGCTTGGGGGATGGGTCAGCCAGAGGACATGCTGGATAAAGACAGCTTTTTAAATGCTTGGGCTGTGCTCAATCAAGAAGACATGTATATGTCGATTGTGTTTGATGATGAAGGCGAGATTGAGAAAATTATCGACTTGATCTGTGAGCACATCGATGCGGTGTGTACGGTAGACAGTCGCACCAATAAGTGGGTGCTAACCCTGATTCGGGATGACTATGTTGCAGATGACTTACTGATCCTGGATGAATCGAATGTCGGGAAGATTTCCGATTATGAAATTCGCACTGCAGCAGAGCAAATCAATCAGATTACTGTGACCTATTGGGAGAAAGAAACAGGCAAAGATGCCACGGTGACAGCACAAGATCCTGCACGTATTGCCCAAAATGGCTTGGTGAATAAGTCAGTGACTTATGATGGCTTTACCAATGCCAAGACGGCTTATACAGCTGCCGAGCGTGATTTAAAAGCACTTTCTAGTCCTTTAAAAATAGTCACGCTCAACAATGTCGATCCTGATACTGCATTGCAGTTGAAAGAAGGCAATGCCTTTCAATGGAATTGGGCAGCTCATGGTGTGGATGGGGCGGTGATGCGTGTCAATTCAATTGACTATGGGGATGACCACAACTTTGGAGCAACGATTGAAGCCATTGAGGATGTGTTTAGCACTCCGATGAACTCTGTGGTGCCTTATGTACCACCGTATGAGAATCCAGCCAATCAAGCGCCGCTTGATAATCCTCATGTCCGTGTACTTGAGCTTCAATACTATGACGCAGTGCAATTTGCCACTGAGTCAGAAGTGAATGCTGATCTTGCAGAAGAGCCGACATTATCACGCGTTGCTGTAGTGGCCTCACGTGGTCAACAAAATGCCATGTCGGCTGAGATCTATGTGGATTCAGGTTCAGGCTATGCCTCTAAAGCAACGTTGGATTATTGCCCAAGTGCAGAATTAGCACAGGCCATTGGCAAAATGGAATCTACATTCGCTATTCGTAAAGTCGAGGATTTAGAAGAAATTGAGCTGGGTAAATGGATCTTGGTCAATGGTGAGCATATGGCAGTGACCGCCATCAGTGAAACTGAAATTACGGTCAAACGTGGGGTGAACTATACCGTTCCGCAGGATCATGCTGCAGGTTCATTGATCTTATTCTGTGATGATTATATTGCACTGGATGAGACGGATTACTTTGCGGGTGAGTCGCTCAATGTGAAGGCACTCACTAAGACGGGATCGGCACAGCTTGCGCTTGGATCAGCAACGGCACATGCAATCGAAATGGTGGGATTGGCAAACCGACCATATCCACCTGCAAATGTAAAAATCAATGGTGAGTATTGGCCTGAAGAAATTGAAACCGATCTGGTTTTGACTTGGGTTGATCGTAATCGCTTGCAGCAGACGGGTGGGGATTTTCTCAGTTGGTTTGATGGTGGT